CTAGAGTTGCATAAGGCAATTACAGAGCAGCAGATCTTGGCGAACGCAGCAGGTGCTATTGGTGCGATGAACCCAGTGGCTCAGGCGGCTGGGGGTGGGGCATTGGAAGCAGGGAAGGCCATTAGCTCGGCAATTCCTGCTATAAACGAAGCCCTTGCATCAGGTGCAGAGTTCTTCGCCAACACAATTGGTATGACCCTCACCCACGAGCTGGCTAAGTGGGAGAGCAGGACTATCGCGGCGTTCGCTCAGGGCGCTGGCGAGTTCTTCAATTCCTGGCAAGGCTTCATGGCAGGTTCAGCCAGCATCGTTGGCGGGGCGATTACGGGCAGCGCTGGGATTCTGGATGCCATGTTTAAGACCAACATGTCTGAAGGCGCTAAAAAGATAGCCGATGGATTCGTAGCTGGCGCTAGCATGGCTGGGCAAGTATTCGGCACAATCTTTAGTGCGATTGCTAAGCTGTTTGACCCTGCATTTATCCAGGGCTTAGCAGACCAGCTATCGGGCCTAGTAGAGCAGCTCCCTGAGCTTCTCATGAAAGCGTTTGAAGCCCTTGCCGGTGCCATGGAGAAAGTCATAAAGAGCTTGCCCGAGATTGTTGGCAAGCTAATGGACAGTCTCAGCTCCATACTTGACAGGCTAATTAGCCAGATACCAGCTCTGATTGATTCTCTGGCAGCAGCCCTCGGTAAGTTTTTGGAGAAGCTGCCTGAGCTGACCGGGAAAATATTTGCAGCTCTGCCAAGCATTATCTCGAAGTTCCTCTCAGTCATCCCTGGGTTGATCACGGCGATATTCAAAGCTATCCCCCAGATTATTGCGCAGTTTATCAAGGCGGTGCCGGGGATTCTCGTAGCCATCATCAATGCAATCCCCTCAATCGTCCTAGCGTTGGTCGAAGGGATCATAGGGGCGATGGGGGAAATCGTAGCCTCGCTTCTAGACTTCTTGCTCGGCGGAGGGCTAGAACAGATCGCTGGCGCGTTCCTAAAGATGATCCCTAAGCTTGCTGTGGCTCTTGTGAATGGCGTGCTTAACGGGCTAAAGCGCGGCTTAGGCGCGATCTTTGGTGGATTCAAGATCAAGGGTGGTGCTCTTGCAGAGGTAGCGTCACTCCCTGAGAAATTTGCCAAGGGTGTGAAGGATCTTGGAAAGTCCGTGGCGAAGGAAGCTTCTCAGGTATTCAAAGTCCTCGATTTGAATTCCGCAGCTCAAGCAGCGTCACGCTTAGGTGCCGCAAAGAACATCCCCGATGCTGCTGGAGCGGCTACCAAGCTGCTAGAAGCAACCGTAACCGGCATTTGGACTAAATTCCTGGCTGCGTTAGAGAAGATTTGGAACTGGATTTTCAAACTACTCAGACCCATTTTCGACTCCCTGACTAAGATTTGGGACGATATTGTTATCCTCCTCAAGAAGACCTGGGAAGGTCTAATGAAGATCTTTGAGGCAGTATGGGCGGCTGTCCAGGTTATCTGGGATGGCATGATGAAGATTCTAGAGGCCGTCTGGCATGTCGTCGAAGTGCTCTGGGACGGCATGATGGTAATCCTAAAAGCCGCCTGGCATGTCGTTGAAATCATCTGGGACGGCATGATGGCGATTCTAGAAGCTGCCTGGCATGTCGTCGAAGTGATCTGGGACGGCATGATGAAGATCTTAAGCGCAGCTTGGAATGCTGTGATGAAGATCTTTAGTTCGGCGTGGGAGGGCGTGAAAAGAATCTGGCAAATCCTGATGGATGTGTTCAGCGGTAAGACGAAAATATTAGACGGCATTAGGCAGCTGTTTGCGGTGATGTTTGAGACTGCTAGCAAGGCCCTTACCGCAGTCTGGGATTATCTTAAGGTTGTCTTTGAGGAAGCTGGCAAAGTCATTACCGCAGTCTGGGATTATCTTAAGGTTGTCTTTGAGGAAGTTGGCAAAGTCATTACCGCAGTCTGGGACTCCGCCAAGGTTGTCTTCGAGGAGATCGGCAAAGCCCTCACGGCAGTCTGGGATTACGTCAAGGTTGTCTTCGAGGAGATCGGCAAAGCCCTCACGGCAGTTTTCAATGTTGCAAAAGTCTGGTTTGACGAGATCATAAACTTCTTCGGCAACCTGGGTACAACGATCTGGAACGGCCTGAAGGCTGGGTTCGAGGGTGGTAACAAACTTTTTGGCGGCATAGGCACGAAGATTTGGGAAGGCCTTAAATCTGGGCTGAACGGCCTTGGAAAGATCTTCACGGATCTGTTCAACGACCTGAATCCCTCTAACCTGCTTTCTAAGATGTTCAAGTTCGACGGTGGCGGTAAGGGTGACATAGAGAATGCCCTGTCCAGGATCACCGGCGGGAACTTTGACGTACCCTTCACCGCTTTTGCCAAAGGCGGCCTGGTTCCTGGCACTCCTGTGACCAGTGGTGATTCTGCGATGAACGACAGAATCCTCGCGCTGCTTTCTCCAGGTGAGGCAGTGGTCCCACGCAGCGTGATGGAGAACGAGCAGCTCGCCAAAGTCGTCCGCTCAATCATTTCAGGTGACTTCAAGCCACCGGCATTCGCACGAGGAGGCACGCTTGGCAAGCTGCTGGGCGGGAATGTAAAAGGCGCGGCAAAAGATGTAGCTGGCGGCGTATCTGAGACGGCAAGCATCCTTAGCAACCCACAAAAAATGTGGGATCTCTTCAAAGATAAGGCTCTCCGGTCTCTTGCTGATATGGTGGACAACATGCGCTTCCACTCAGGGGGCATGGTCCCAGGGGGCGGCGAGGGCGGGGATGTTCCCGCCATGCTCCAGGCTGGCGAGTTTGTTATAAACAGGCGAGCGACTAGCAGTGTAGGCTCTGACTTCCTGGCAAACGTCAACCGTGGCTCGACGGGCTCGAATACCACGGTCAATATGGAGATCAGCGTGGCGATTAATGCCTCGTCGCAATCTCTCGATGAGACCTACATACGCACGAAACTAATACCCTCTGTCAAAGAGGAATTTAAGAAGGCATCTCTGAGAGGAGACTTCTTAATGAGCGATAGGGGTCTTAGAAGAACATGACCGTAACGACTAGCATTCAAAGTTACTTAGAAGGGCCGTACTTAGAAGGGCCATACCTGACTAGTGACGCGCAAGCATCTGCAGGGATGCAGGCCACTTTTGTCATAGATAGCTCTGAAGATACCGGTATGCAGACTCTCATCCAAATCGTGGATAAGGAGTCCCCTTTTGGGATGCAATCGCAACTGCAAGTTGTAGACAAACTCAGTCCTTATGGGATGCAGTCACAGCTTGAGATTGTAGACAAGCTTAGTCCTTACGGTATGCAGTCTCACCTTCAGATTGTAGACAAGCAGTCATCTTATGGGATGCAAGGCAGCTTCGAGATTACGGGGGCGACTACTCCCTACGCTATGCAAGCTCACTTCCAGATTGTGGATGAGCTTGAAACCGTGGGTATGCAAGCCCTAGTACAGCTCCTGGACACTCTCGAAGGGCATGGGATGCAGGCCCATGTGAGCATCCTAGATAAGCTGAGCAACGAGGGGTTTGAAGTCCGGGTTGATAAGTATGCCTCTTCAGTCTGCTTCGACTGTGAAGGCTATCTGGTCCATCCGTACCTCGAAGATCCGTATCTGACTGAGATTTGGTGTATGCGCCCTGGCATGCAGGCGTATCTCAATATCACGGATCTCAAAGAACCCTACGGAATGCAATCTCAGCTCCAGATTGTGGACAAGCTTAAGTCCACAGGTATGCAGGCTCAGATCCAGATTGTGGACAAGCTCAAGTCCACGGGTATGCAGGCGGACGTACAACGGTCTCTACCATTTGGTATGCAGACCCTAGCTACGATCTACAACACTACGAACCTGAGAATCCTCTGTGAATTCCCATCAAGGGGTCTTACGACCTCCAATTGGTCGGCGAACAGCACTGCCACTGGTGATTTCTCAATTCAGAATGTCGATACTGATATTGTTGAACAAACCTGGCGGTCCAATAGTGTGATTACAGGCATTCGCTTGACCACTGATACGGGTCTACCACAGGGCGTGTTCCTCGACACCCTGGCTATTTTGAACCATAACCTAACCAAGTCTGCGAACATAACGCTGCTAGGTTCAAATGACCCCACATTCACTACCATCGGGGTAAGTATCCCGATTAACTCCCGCTTATATAACATTTTTTATATCGCACCACTCCTTCCGACTGCTGGCTATAGATACTGGGGGTTTGATATTGATGATGCAACCAATCCGGCCAGCTACCTGGAGATTGGTACGATTCTGTTCGGCGCAAGCGAGATTTTCCAAGGGGAATGCTTCGTAGATCAGATCGAATTTGAGCTGAAAGACTTTGCGGACACGGTCAGGACTGAGGGTTTCACCAACGTAGCAAACTCCAGAACGCAGAAGCGCCGTCTGAAGCTAGATTTTCGTTCATTGAGCTACCAGCTTCGGAACTTCACGATCATGCGCGATATGTTTGAGCGCGACAGAACGGTAAGCAAATGCCTCTGGATACCAACGCCAAGCGCCACGCTGCCAGAAGTCACCGCTAGATTTGCAGTCTTTGGGAAGTTGGCAACGATCCCAACGGAGACTCATAATAACAAAGGCCCCGATCAAGATTGGGTCACTTTCACAACCGATGTGGATGAGTCACTGTAGATGGCAACCTCCAATAGAAGACCCTATGAAACGGCAACCGTCTTGGACCAGGCTTTCCTAGACGATTGCCATGACAACCTGGTCAACCAGCTTGAAATGATCGTAGATGTGGATAGCCCCATCGGAACGCTGCATTTATCGGATAGGAATAAGTATGTAGGGTCCACATTCTATGAGGCACGCCTAAACTTCCCTGTAATCACTCGGACCATCGGGGAATACCTAAGCCCCACCTTGGAGTTTTCGCAGCTTCAGATCGAGATTAACAACGCCGATGGGAAATTTAACACCATCTTGCCCGCAGGGGGGGATTACACCGGGTGGATTGGCAAAGCAATCTCGGTAAAAATTGGCCTTCGGGATGTGGCATCCACCTACACAGAGATTTTTAGCGGGCACGTGACTGACCAGGGGGGGTTTCAGCGCAGCGTTAGAAGCTTTTCTCTCATTGCCCGTAACGATTTTGAGCGCCTCAACGTCAACTTCCCCACCACGGTCTTTGCTTTCTCATCGTTCCCCGATATTGAGAACGAGAACGAGAACAAAGTCCTCCCGATCATCTACGGAGATTGGACTGTCGACGTAGAACCCAATGGCGCGGCGGTCCCTGCTTTTGTGACCAATGGTGCAGACGCACTGGTAAACTCCGCGCCCTTCTCCACCCTCATCGACCTGGTGATATCCGAGAACGACAACTCTTTCTTCGATACCTCCCAGGTGTATCTGAAGCGCAGCGATACTTTCTACCTCATTGACCCTGCCGATGTGGTCGGCGTGGTGAATAACAAGGCATTTCAGATCCGCCAGTCGGGGACATCTCCAGCTGGTGTGACCCTGGTAGATGCGGTGCTCTACGAGTACAAGCAGGGAGACAAGTTTTTCGTCAAAGTGAAGGGCAAAGACCTAGGGTCCTATGATGACAACATAGTCTGGCAGGCGCGTGACATTCTGCTGACCTATTCCGGTATTACCTCCGGGGAATTTGATGCTTCCTGGGCGACTTACCGGGACAAATCTTCGCCAGTCGAGTCTGCAGTAGCCAATATCAAGTCCAGGGTGTGGGTTCAAGAAGCTCAACCCGCCCTTACCTATGTCCTCTCCATGCTTGAGCAAGTCAGGCTTGAGGCTTTTGTTGATAGAAACCTAAAACTTAAGATTAGTTCTCTTCATCTCGACAGCTTTCAGGCATCGCCAGCCTATCCAGTGAAAAACTGGGACGTGGAAGCCGGTAGTTTTAGCCCAAAACTTGATGACCGGAACAACTTTAACCGGGCGGCGGGCTCTTACAATTTCCTACCCAGCCGAAACGAGAACTTCCAAGAGACGGCGGTCTTCAGAAACGCTGCGGCTATTTTGCAAGCTGGCAAAACCATCTCAAAAAGGATTGTGTTTCCTAATCTTTATACGAGTGCAGATGTGGTTTATCAGCTGAAAGAGATTCTCAAGATCGCCTCGGGGTATATTGAAGTCGTTGAGACAACCCTAACCTGGCGTAGTATGCTATTGGATATCGGCGATTTTGTAAAAGTGAACGTCAGGATCCAGGGGACGCAGTTTACAGACGTGCCTGCCATTATAAGAGAAATCGGGTATGATCCCTCGGGTATAAAAATTCCCGTTAGGCTCTGGTCTTTCCAGCTATTGCCGTTCCCCGGCTATAGTCCAACTTTTTCGGGCATAACTGGTGGCTCGACGGCAACCATAGCGCAAGAAACATAGGAGCAAGCAATGACCGTTCTACTCACCTTGTCAGAGACTCTAGATGGTGCGGCAGTCGCGGACGCACTAGCTGGTGGAGGCACTGGTGTTGACTTGGGTTCAGTACAAAATAACTCCTATGCCCCAGTGATTTCGGGCCCTTCAAACACAGGGGCGCAAAATCTTTTCATATCTCATGATGCGACTATAGATCCTATAACAGCAGTAAAAACTTTCATGCAAACCTACGGCGTGGGAACAGGCTTCACGTATGGGGGCGCTGACTCTGCGGCGAACGATTTTGTCTCTATGAAGAACCTGGCTAACGCCTCGGGTTCCTCTAAGAACAACGCCAACGGGCTCTCCGGCGGTCTTTGGATCGATATGGACTGGGATGCCTCGACCACCAACCAATTCGACCAAGCCACGTTCCCCACGGTCGTCAAGATCTACGGCGACGGGCTCACCGATGGTATCAGCTTGGCTTCTGCCTTCACCCTCAACTCTGCAGCGATGGTCTATAATAATCCCCCCGAGACTGCGGCTTCTTCGCCAGTGTCTGGCCAGATCGGGAAAGCTGCGGACACGGTTTTGGGTGATGCCGCACACGTCAAACTGCGGATCTATGTGCCACTGGCTTACTCCACAGGGGGGATTTTTCAGTGGGATGGGTCATTGCATATTCTTTTACCGCATAAGAAGTACTAATGAGCTATGTCCCACAATACTTGCTCCGCTGGCGTTTTGAGTGGGCTGAGAGGCCCACTAAATTCGGCATGTGGAGCCGTGCAGGTACTGCAGAGGACCTGGCGACAAAAGCATGGTGCAACAACAGCGAAGGGCTCTTGTTTGCCATCGTGGAAGCTAAGAACGTCCTGACCCGGGAGGTCAAGCCCGTGGTGGCCTGCCCTGGGGCAGACTTCCGGAACTTCCAGTGGCTGGCAAATGCCATCCCCTCTGTGCGGTTTGCTCGTAAGTCTCAGGGGATGCAGTTCAAAGTTCTGGGCGGCGAACCTTTGACTCTTATCAAAGGCATTGTTCTCCAGACTCGTGATGAAGAGATCACGATTCTGGATTGTGGGGAAGTCACTCGCGCCCCATTTACTGCTGATAATATCAACTTCGCTACG